CTTGTTCCAATACCCCACCAAACAGCGCCATAGTCGGGATCATTAAAAGTTCCCTGGCTTGCCCAATAAGTAGTAGCTTCTGTGCTCCAATGACTCCAGGCCGTCCAATCCTGAGCAGCACTACCTTGTGTGGCTATTAAGTTTGTAGTAGCTTCCTCAACCGCAACCCCTCCCCCAAAGTATCCGTCGGGCCTTAAGGTGGCTCCAACATTCATCGGCTCTAGGCCAGAGGTAGCGTTAAGAGAACCATCGAAATGTAGAAGCATCCTTATATGAGAATCTACAACGCTTTGCCAATTTCCTATATTAAGTCTATCAGCAGTAATTTCACCTGCTCCTATGTGTTCAGCAAGGATTGTTCCAGCTTGTATAAGCCCTCCATGTATAATCTTTCCAGACTGAGCTACAAAGACTTCATCTTTTTCACTATCATAAATAGCCATCATCCACTTGTTGGTATCTATAGTAGGTTTATCATTTGAGTGCTGGAACGTTGTTGGAGTGTTTTTGTCCCACCATATATACTTGTCTGTAGTGTTTCCAGTTACAATAGTATATTCGTTGCTTCCATATGTAAGCACTCCCTCAGTCCACTCAACTCTTGAGTTTGTAGACCAAACAATGCCTTTTGTCATTGGTACATCAAGAGCATAAGCTTTAAGACTTAGTGATACGGGTCGTGCGCTATATGTTGCTCCTACGCTACCAGGACCAAAAGCATCCATTGCATATACACGGATATAGTAATCAACTTCAGAGTTGAGATCCAAAATTGTTAAAATTGTATTTTTAATGTTATTGTATTGTTTAACTGGTGGATTTTCTGTGTCGCAAACCACGACATAGGAAATTGCATCTGGATTACTAGACCATGCAATTTCTAGACCATTAAGCACTGGCGTAATACTAGAAATGGTTACGGAACTAGGCTGAGGTTTTTCTACATCAAAATATTTTACAGCACTTTGTCCTAGAGTATCATAAACAGTTAGCTTAAAGTATCTTTGTCTTCTTGGTATAACAGCATCATCACTTTTATTCATTTCAAAAGTGTATCTGTACTGATTCTCAGCTACATTGTTAACTGTTCTTATTAAATTTAGGTAACTGCTATCACTATAAACTTGAAGAGTTTGTCTATCTATACGAGTATTAGAATCTATTGACCATCTCATTATGAAATCACCAGAGGTGGTTACAATAGTTTCATCTATGGTTATTTCTATACCTGTATATGAATCACTTATAGAATCTGCGTTTGCAGAGTATTGTTTTGAGGTATCTCTAGCCTTTATGTAGTATGTTCTGCCTGCTGCGACAGGGCTATAGTTCACAACCAAAGAACGTGTTCTTGTTACAAGATTAATGCTGCTACCAAAGTTTGTATCAGTCCTGATTTCATAAAAGTCTAGATCAGGATCAGGAATAGCGTTTATGACAAACTTGATAGCAGTTTTTCCAAAAACAGTATTTATATGATCGAAGGTTGCATCACTTGGAGGACCGCTCTTTCCTATTACTGTGTGAGTTACAATATTACTCCACTGTCCCTGGCGGTTGTCATTATAAACATATCGAAAACGAAGATCATAGGTTTCACCATCTTCAATATCTGTAATACTTACCTCTGTAGCGTTATCAGGGATAAGTGGAAGCGTTCTCCAAAATGCTCCACCGTTGACACGATACTGTCCCTCAATATGTTGAATCTTATGGAGGTCTCTGTTGCTGACATACTCGAAAGTAACAAGCATTCTAGATGCTAAGCTACCATCAGGCTGTCGAAGTAAAACGTTTGCATCTGATTGTACAGATTTTATGATCGGCACGTATGTTCCAAGCGGGCTTGAGATATGAGTGTTAAACTCTGGGATTGTGCCTGTATCAGAATTGTAAATAGCAGGCGAATAATCAACAAGCTCCAGTGTAGCTGAAAGATCCGGCCCAGGCTTTATGGATTTTACTAAGCATTCAACGCTATCTTCATTAACAACCCCGAAAGTACAGAGATCACCAACCTGTGGACCTGTAGAGGTTAATACAGGAGTGGTAAAATTAAGATCAGTTACATTACTCGCTAAGAATGTTTGTAATTCAATGATATCTGGTCCTACTCCTGGAGTGTTAGTGAGGTAAAGTCTCCAGTAAGGATGAGAACCTTTCTCTGACCAACGACAAAGATTCCAACCTTCAGCAGAAGGAGAAAAGTTACTGTAAGCGATATACCAGTCGGTTCCATTGTCTGAAAACTCAACATTAAACACTCCGTTGTAGCCAGCCGATTGTAAGTACAAATAAAACGAGCCGTATGCTTTTGGTACATCGGAAGTTATCAATAGGTATGCGCCAGCCTCTGAGGTATTTGTGTTAAAGCCAACTGTTGAAAGGTTATTATCAACACATTGAACGGCGCTGAAGCTTCCTAAGCCATTATGCGAAAGCATGGAAGAAGTTGGATCTTCCTGCATCCCGGAGTAATCAGTAACCTCATGAACTTGGATAGAACCATCTGCTAAGCGAACTCGAAGAACATGAGTTTTTCCTTCACTAAAGGTTACAAAGTCGCTAAGAATGACTCCTGTTGTGTCAGAACCAGACGTTTTTAAAGCCTTTATCCTACCACTTCCAAGCCCCCATTTGGTAATATCGTGATTAACTCTAACAAGATCCCCTCTAGTACATCGAAGGTTTTCAACATCTGTCGTTATGGAATAAGTCTCGGGACGGAGCCTAAGCTGGGCAAGATGGTATCTTCCATGTTTCCAAGCAAGTGATGGATGTGTGATTCCTGGAAGCTGGAGTTCTTCAAAGATAGTTGCATTTGCTTCTGTATATCCATCATCATAAACTATACGCTCATCAGTCAACCAATCTTTATTTTGATTAGGGAAGGTTACTCTAAAAGCGTGCGGAAGGTTTATAAATTTCTTGGTAGCGCTAAAATCTCGTGAATTGTCAGGCGTAAAAATTTGAGCAACTGTGGAACGTTCTTTATCTATGATAATTGAGATTTGTCCATCTTTATGTGTCATGGATGCTCTGCCAGCGGCAGCTATTAAGTTCGCAGTATCATAAACACTCTTTCTTCCGTCAAGGTACATATTAAAGGTGAAACCATTATCTTTACAATATTCATGCCATTCTTGAATCTCTTCAAGATTGAGTCTACTATCAGCTATAGCTTTTTTATTAAAAGGCCCTTGAAAAATTGCTCTAAAGAGATCTGCTGGATTATTAGTCGGTACAGGTTCTGTTGACCACTCTTCTGCTGTAGCATTCCAGGACTTGAAAAGAGATGTTGCTATACAGTTAAAGTTTGAGATAACCCCATTTAAGTTATCTGATGCCTTTATACGCATCTCGAAAAATGAAAGACCAGCTTTTCGAACAGGCTTTACGTTTCTTATTGTACGAAGAGCTGTCCAAGTGATTTTATCTAAAATCCTTTCATTATTAGTATCTTCTGAGATTCGTGCTACAGAAACTTCATATTGTCCCCTACTAGGCAGAGCTATGTAAAATGTGCTTCGTATTGCAGATGTTTCCTTTCCTCCCATAGTTCGTTTGTATGTTAAGGTGCCAGCATTTATATGTACAAACCATGATGGTGGATCAGTTGGTTCAGCACGGAGATTTGATGGGCCGACTGCTCGTAATTGACTATCTCTTAAATCTGTAATATTTGCAGCGGTAATAGCTGTATCTGTAGAAGCTAAGGAAATACTACAAATAGGAGCTACCCATTCTGGTAAGTTAGGGCAACGCCTTTGGGCTGCGGTTGCTGATGCACAACCAAAAAAGGGAACGCCCATATAGGAACTGTCATATCTTGGTGAAGATGATGTGGTAACAATCTCACCAGAAGTTTTGTTTATGCCTATTCTTGTATATGAATAGCCGATACTAGTTGTAAAATTAGGATCACCTGGACCATAAATAATTGATGGTCCAGGTGATCTAACATATACATCAGCTTCTGGTATATCCTGTGTCGCATTACCTATAGACCAGGTACTAGTTCCTACTTTTCTATATTTAATCTCAAGCTCGACAGCAATCCCTGATTTAGACCCATCATCATGAATCTGTACTAAACCATTTAAAGCTGAAAGATCTAAACTTAAAGCATCTGCATCAACTCCTGTAGTTAGTATATGAGGGCCTGTAGAATGTTCAAGTAAGATGCTTAAAGTTTCTTCCTCAATATCATTGGTAAACCACTTAAAGTTGTCAGTTTCAGGATTAAACTCGGGATAAAACTCAAAATCAACTCTAGTTTCTTGATTATCTCCTTCAACGACATTATAACTGTTTATGTCAGTATCACCTATTTTTGGATCTTCCATATGTATTGGTCCATAACCAAGGCAAAAAAGTAATCGTAGGTATTGGTCATTACCAACTATTTCTGTATATGGTTGTGCTCCATAAGGAGGAAAGATTTTATGGCGTCCTAAAAGAAGAGGTACTGGTTGCCAATGGTTAACTGTGTTTTTTGCAGCCTCAAGACCAAAGCTGTGGCTTGATTCTGAAGCAATGCTATTGTCTCGCTCTGGCTTTGGCGGGGGGCAGATTGCATTTACAAGCATCATTCCACCATACATATAAGCAGCGGAGAAAGCCATAGAACCATACTGAACAAAAGCAGCTGAGCCTAAAAGCGAACCTAAAGGTTGTGCAGTAAGATAGCCAATACCTGGAAATGCGCCTGCTCCCCAGGAAATGGCAATAACAGCCATTGTAAGGACAACTCGAAGAACGTCTTTTCCTCTACCGCGTCCTGTTGGAACAGCTAGAACTTTTATTTGATCTCCAGGGACAGGATAGAAAGTTTCCCAGTCCTCCCTAGGAATAGGAACATCATTTACAAGAATGATAGCGTCTGTGCCAGGGTAAAAGGTTATTCCTGTGGAATCTACAGTATCAATAAGGTTTTTTCCAGCTAGGCCGTAACTGAATATGGGAACTTTCTCGAAAGGATGACGCTTTGCTTCAACATTTATACCTTTATCTATGACCATAGGAAGATTTTTTATCATCTTATACCCTCTTTATAACGATAGAAACCTAGTACCCTGTGACGCCATTGAGCACTTGTGTAATTTTCAATAGTTGTGTTAGATCCCTTAAAGACATGTATCATTTTTCTCTTTTCAATGACAACACCAATATGCATGGGAATACCCAAAATGCGAAGCAAAATTATATCAAATGGCTGCTCTTTTCCTGAAGGAATAGCTTCCCACTTCATTTTTTGAAACTCAATAATGGCGGCTATTTCTTCACGGGTTTCTGAGGTAGAATAAGAATCGGTAAAAGAAGGAAGGATTATTCCTAACTCTTCTTTGTATATATGCCTAGCAAGACCCCAACAATCAAAACCTTTTTCTGTTCGGCCCTTGTCTGCATATTTTAAGCCTACGTATTTAGAAAAGACCTGGGAACTGTGAAGGCACAAAAGAATCTCCTTGTACCGGTTCTGTCAGAAAATCTTCAATGGAAATATCACCAGTTATTGTAAGAGCATTGTAATCAACTGTTACAAGTTTAAAACCCTCAAACGCTATCTCAATTACATCAGGATTACTGGCAAGAACCAGTTTAACATTTATTACTGGGCTGGAAGTCATTTTACGAATCGCATCAGTAAGATCACGACTCACGTTACCTATTATTATTTTTGCTTTTGAGACAGATTCTGCTACATCATCAGGCAGGGTAATGTCAAAAGGATAGTAAACATAAAGATTTCCTCCACTGGTTATATTGCTTCCACCAGAGCAAACACGAATATCATCTGGAAGTGTTGGGTGTGAAATCTCTATAAGAAGAATAAAAACTTCTTCTGTTTGCTGTGAGAAAATAGCTTCTCGAAAGGTAACTGAACCTGTTCTCATGGTAAAATCTCCACTGTTAAGTTAACACTAAAGAATCCGCCTCCTATGGGAGTAACTTTAACAGGAGGGACAATGTTAAACTGAATAGAAGTTCCGTGAATAGGATGAGTCCAGTCTACAGGAAGTGCTCCTTCTGCAAGATCTACTTTGTAGAAAGTAGTAAAGTAGCCGAGTTCGGCTTTGGTAAAAATAAAAGGAAAAGTAGCTTTGTTAACATTAGCTTGAGTTCGTCTACGTACTTTAGGTGGACCTTTATCCATCTCTGTACGAAGAAGATTATCAGCAAAAGTTTCCTCATAACCACTTTCAATTGGTTCATCTGGAAGCGTAGAGGGCCAGTCAGGCATGTTACCTCCCTATCATAGCAGGTGTAAGACCATAAACATTACCAAGGACAGCCTTACCCTTTCCTGTCGCTAAAGACTGAGCCATTATGTTTTCAATAAATACGTCAATTCTTTCGCCTCCGTTACTGTTTGGAGAGCGTTTTACCTGAGTTCCTGGAGGAGCATTATGAATATGTACCTCGACTTTGCCAGAATCTTGGCCTAGAGGAGAAACTTTTTCAGGTCCATTTTCACCAAGCTCATAAGCTTTTCCAGAGTAAAGTCCTATTCCGTGGACAGGCTCCTGGAGGATTCCACCATCTGCAAAACTAAGTTTAGGAAACCAGGAAGTTGCCATAAAAGCTTCTGCAATAGGCTTTGTTATGCTCATTCTTATAAGAATACGGTTAAGATCGCTAAGGATAGAAACAGCCATATCACGAAAGCTAATTTTTCCTGTTTCAGCCATCTTAACGATAGCATCCTCGATAGAAGTAAAAACGTTTACAACAGCATCTTTGAAGGCTTCAAAAGTATTATACCTAGTGATTTCATCAAAAGCTGCTGCTGTTGCTTGTTTCCAGTTTCCAGTGCTTCTTGCGGTATCATCAATCGTGTTCTTGAAGTCGTTTAAGGCTTTTTGACCTTCTTTTGTTACTGGAGAAATATCAGATATTTTCTTTTTAAAGTCTTCAAATAATCTTTGAGCCTCAATATTATATTCTTTAGTTCCTTCGCCATAAAGACGCTTCAATTTTTCAATGCTAGCTTCAAACTCTTCACTATATCTATTAATCTTAGCGATAGCGACATTGTCAAAAAGCCCATCTAAGTTTTCTTTAAGTTGTTCTGCTTTTTCTCGAAGATCAGCCATATGAAGACCTAAAGTCTCCATTAATATAAAATCTCCACTATCTGCGGCAATTAACCAAGCCTGTTGTATCTCTGCAAGTTGGTCATTTACATCGGCTAAGTTTTTTACGAGTTCCTTTTCAGCGGAATCATAAACCCTAAAGGCGTTTTCAACCTCACCACTTTTAGCGTAAGTTTGCAGGTTTTTAAAAAGGCTTGTCTGTGTTTTATCCAACTCTTCAGCCATTTCTTTAGCTTCTGCAAGAGTATTAACAAAACGTAATCTGTCGTCTAACGCACCACTTTCTTTAAAAAGACGATTAGGATCAAAGACTTTGTTAAAAATGTCTACAATGCCCTCTAGCATGTTAGTGAAATTACCTAAAAAGTTTTCTTTGTAAGTATCAGCAAATTCTTTATCAACACCCCGAAGACCACTTCTGGAAGTCTCAAGAATGGACTTTGCTCTCATTGATTCAATTTCTAAAGACATCTTTTTTGCACTAACTTTAAGCATTGCCCATAAAGTCTTTAGTTTTTCTGAGCCACTTGCTGCATTCATAAATTGTTTTGAAAGTTCTTCATGAGCTTTTGCACTTAAAATTTCAGCATCAGTAAACTCTCTTATAGATTTTTTAGTTTTATCCATGTTGTCAGACATACCTTTAAATGCTGTTTGCATAAAAACAAAGCCAGAATATAATGCAAGAACAGGAATTATTAAAGTTAAGAATCTTCTAGTCACGATTAAAAGCTTTGGTAATAGGGATATAAGGATGCTATTTAGTGTTAAAAAAGCTTTACCAAGAAGCTTTGTTGCTCCAGTAGTTAAGGCTATGGCTTCATACATAAGAAAATACTTAACAACCTTTTTCGCGGTATCGCTGAAGTTATCGTAAACAGTTGCTAAAGCAGCAACACTTTTTATAACCTTTTCAAAAGATGTAAGAACTAGGTCTAAAGCCTTTGCAAGAGTTTCCATAAGAATCGTCATTCTCATGAAGTCTTTATTATTCGCAAGATCCTTAAAGCCCTTGTTCCAGTCCATAGCATGTTGAGCAAACACACTCGCAAAAATATTACCTACACCTGCTTGCCTGCTTGCCTGCTGAACACTAACAGTAAGCACCCTACGAATGCTTTTCTCCCAAACAGCCATAGCTGCGCTAACATCAGTAGTCATGATAAGGTAGCGAATGTTTTTATAGTGTTCATGTACCTTATCAAGAATCTTTTCAAAAACTTCGGTGCTATTGGTCATTTTCTTTAAAGCATCAATTTCTTCATCCGAGATAATTCTGAAATTAATCAAAGATCGCAAAAGAACATTGTTTGCTCTTTCAAAGCCAGTCATTAAGCCAGTTATTTCTGAACGAATCTGAGTTGCGGTGGAGCCTGTAGTTCTTGCGATAAGGATGGTGAAGTCAACGAAAGAAGCAAACTTCTCCATCATGTCACCACCAAGAACAACACCATGCTGATAAACTTCATCTAGGGCTGTGCTAAGTTCTTGAATGGAAGAAACTGCGGTAATGCTAGCCTCAGCAAGGGCATCAACAGTTCCGGCAGAAGCTTTAAAAGCCCGCTGAAATTGTATCTGCCCTTGAGAGGCCATGACGGTGAACATAGCAAGTTTGGACTGGAGAGAAACAAGTTCACCGGAGTCTTTGATTGCTTGAACAATAGTCTCAGAGGTATGAGAAAGAAGGTTCTCGAAAGCATTCATTGCTCGATAAGCAACAGTAAATCCAATAGCGACTGCACCAAAACGTTGCCACCAAGCATCTAAGATGCTGGAGTAGTCTTTAGCTGCTCTTACTCCTTGTCTTGTTTTTTCAGTGAAAACACCAAGGCCATTTGAAACTTTTTGCTGAGAAGCCGCGATCTTATTATTAGTATCAGCCATAGCTCCCATAGACATTTTATTAATGCTATTGCTGATCTCTTCTAGCGTATTGGCTATAGACTTTAGGCTTGTATTAACTGCTTCAGCATTAGTTTCAAAGCGAAGTTCAAACTCGTTCATTTAAGCATCCTCATAGCTTTTGCAAGTTCCCTTTTATAAAAACCTTCTGTGTAATGCCCATGAACTTTTAACAAGCTTTCGAGTTCTTCCTTTCCAGCATCGTTAAACAGTAATGATAATGCTACCGTTTGCAATGCTCGTTGTCTTAAAGCTTCATGATAAAGAATCCTAAGTTTTGTTCTAGGAAACTTCATCGCCCTCTCAATGTCTATGTTTAAAACTGCCGCTACTGTTCCTGCTTCTTTAAGTTTCTCAATAGATGCTACTGAGAAACTTTTGGGAATAAATTTTCGTTAATCCAAGACATCATCTTTGAAAGAGCTACAACACCGTACTCTTTAAGAAGTTCAACATCACAGCCTATAAGCTTTGCGACAACCTCTCGCTGTTCCTTAATACCTTTGTCTTCCAAGCTGGTAAGCATGTTCTGAACCTCTTCAGAAACATCTTTAACCACAAAGATCTTGTCCTTAATTTTGATTCTTACGGCTTCCTCGTTTAAAACTGCCTCAACATCAAATACTTTTTCAGACATTTTATTCCTCCATTCTTTTTTATAGCGCTTATTTACACTATCATGAGATAGTATAAATAAGCCCTGCATCATTTCTCTTGAAATGAAAAGTTACATCAAATGTTTGTTGAGTAAAAGTACCAAAACTTAAATTGTCAGGAAAGAAGAGTTTGCAGCTATAAAGTGTTATTACAAAGTTCTCTGTGATCCCTGTTATGGTGAGGTTGCCATAATCAGTAAATTGTAAACTGTCAATTATGTTGACAGTTGACGAAAGCGAGAAGAGTTTTAAAGTTCCAGTACCACCATAGCATCTACGCTGCATCTTCCCTGAGGAAAGTCCTACGTAAGAATGGTATAGGAGGGCAAGACTTCCACCCCCAGAAGTCTTGCCCAGGTTGTTGGAGTTGTGCTGGATAGTAGCTGGACCGAAAACTATCATTCTTCTGCCGTATCATCCCCGACGCAAGCGATATTACTATTATCATCCGCATAACCAGTTGCCTCAAAAGCAAGCACACGCTGAGTTTCTTCATCATAGGTAAGCTCAGTGGCGGCACGAATACCAGCCTTGTAAAGGGTGATCCACTTGTTTGCGTCAGTGGTAGGAGCACCATCTTCATAAGGCTTAATCACGATCTTTTTGGCGTTATCCATTAATGATGTGCCTGTGTTTGGTGTAATCAAGACCTTCTTTTTGGTACCATCTTCAATCACAACGCTTTTAGTGATGAAAGCAAAATTCTCGAGCGTGATATCTGCAAGAGAAGCTGTGATTTTTACCTCTGTACCAGTGATGGTTTCACCTTCAGGCGTTTTACCTGACTGATCAGAATGAAGCGTCTGATAAGTCTCACTGATAGAGAGTTTAACTCCACCATGCGTTTTTCCAAGATCATTCAAACTACCTGCACTTCCGTTAACGTCAGTATATAGAATCTGACAAGGCCCAATCTCCAGTGCCATAGTATTTTCCTCCTTTTTAGGATTATTCTTCTATTTCTTCTTCTTCTTCTTCTTCTTCTTCTTCGTTGTAACTTACGTTTACAATTACCGCATAGATTGTTCTTTTTAAAGGATCTTCACCATAGTAAATTGTGCTAGGTCTTCCTACAACAGACCATCCTGTGCTTAAAAGCCCAGTTTTTCCTTTTAATAAGTTATGTATTGTTTTTGCTGTTGTTTTGGAAGTGTTAGAATTTTTAAAAATGCATAAAATAGTGATTGCGTAATCATCAAAATCTGTATTTCCGCCGTTTACTATCTCCCTAACAACAACACCCTCGAAATCGTCAGTATCGAGAGAATCAAGAAAAAGGTCTACACCCTCTACTAAGGAAGTTTTTTCTGCTAAAAATTCAGCAATTATCTCATCGACCATTTTCTTGCCAGCCTCCTGATTGACTCAAAACCTACCTTTGCCATTATAGATTGTGTAAGGGTGTAAGATATTTCTTTAGAAATATATGCTTTTTCTCCGAGAACATAAGGAGCGTAATCAAACATTTTATTTCCTGCAGCATCAATATAGTAAACTGTGGCGTTAGGGCCAGCTGGTTTTGGTGTTGTAAATATTATGGTTATGGTATGCCTACCTTCCCTACGAGTAGGTAATGATGGCGGTATGGGAGTAGATATGCCATATATACCAGTTGTCGTTCCTAAATCACTTTCTGCCACTAAAGTACCATCAACATAAGCGAAACCACTATTTACTAGCCTCCCTGTGTCTACAGGCACATAGGGAAGAAGATGCTGTAAAGTCGCCCTTGCCATATCACAAGCTTCGTCGTAACTTGTATCATCTACAAAGTTTCTGCACTTGTTAATAGCATCTTTTAATGGTCGTGCTTTAGGCATAGGTTATTTCCATATGGCTAAATTTCAATGTTACATCATCCCAAAAGCGATCAAATCCCTTTATCTCAAAAACTCTTCCGTCATAAGAAAGATAACAGTTCGTAAGGTCAACGTCCTTGAAAATAATGCAAAGGCTTGTGCCTATTTCTGCAACACCTTGAACGCCTCCAGTGAAGGGAGCAAACCTAGAAAAGCCTGTTCTTTCCTCTACATAAGCATCAAAAGAACCCACAAGCGTAGGTGTAGTTTCCTCACGCTTCCAGTTCTTTTCTCGCCTATAAATTTTTACTATTTTGTTTCCTTGGGCCATTTGTACCTATCCAAATCATAATTTGTTTGTATGCCCGGATCGACACCAAGCCTTCCTGCCTTAAGAGACCTTGCATATTCTTTATACATCTGATCATAAAACTTATACTTAGAGGTTTCTTCTCTGTAAAGAGTGCCCATTCGATAAGTCGCTTTAAACTTCTTCCTAAGAAGATTGAAAACGTTCATAGCGGCTTGTCGAACTTGATCATCAGTGAATTTTGCAAGGATAAGGTTAAGTTCATCACTAGTTAGTTCTGCAAGAGCCTGAGAACCTGTTTCTAAAAGAAGGACGCTTTCTTTCATTATAAACCTCGTGGGAGAGGGCGATTAAGCCCCCTCCCAAAGAGTGTTTTATCCAACAACGTTGTCAACAAAGCAGCCAAGATCAGTAGCAACAACCAGAGGTTTCGTCATGATCTTTCCCTCGATGCGTACTGCGTTGTTAAGATGTTCCATGATGATCTTCCTAGTCTGTACAGACTCCCTACGGAAGTTTCGATAAGTCATATGATAGCCGGCTGAGGGCGCAAACTTAGTAGGACGAGGCGGAGTATAGCCCAGGAAGACCTTCTTGGTGAGCATGAAGTCAGTAGCAGTAGTGTTGACTGCGCTAAGGACGGTAAGCTTATCGACCTCAAAGAGCCTTGCGAGCAGATCAGTAGTGATAACCTTATCGTTGGTGGTTTTCATCTTGTCCATAATCTTGGTGTTGGTCTTAAGTGCTTTGAGAACATCCCAGGTAATGATCATCTTGTTCGGCTTATATCCAGTGGTTTTGAGGATGAGTTCCATCCAATTAAGAACATAAGCGACAGGGTCAGCATCGGAAATACCATTAGTGGTAGCATCCCACTGATCATAACTACTATCCGAAAGGTCTATATTGTTCGCCCAAACACCAGTGGCAAGATAAGTGTCGATAAGGTTAGTAAGCAGAACCCTCGAAAGCCGATTCATGACGAAATCAACTGCATCATTTATCGGATCATAGGGGTTGTCATACTCATTCCTATCATCCTCAGTAACATCCTTATGGAAGGCAAATTCCTCGATGGTGTAAGCCTGCTTGTCAGTTGCGAAGTCGTCGCCAGCAGACTCAGTTGCTCCCGACCGTCTGTAAGCGTCTACACTACCAACCTTAAACCAGTCGGATTTATTATACTTTGCCAAATAACCAGTAAGCCGTGTCGTAGGAACCGCAGGGAAGATATCAAAAGCTTCAAGTGGATTATCCACCATGTAGCGATTCGCTACGTTTCTGACATATGCCGGAGCAATTACGTCTGACCAATGTGCCATTTTTTACCTCCTTACAGCAAGTCTACTTTAATCTTTGTGTTCGCCTTAGTGCAAGCCTCTAAAGCAACAGCGCGAACATGGTGAGTGCCAAGAGTGGCTTTAGTAAAAACGCCATCATTTGCAGCGGTTCCGTTAGGGGAACCTGAGCCATTCGGGGTAAGAGGATCGTAGGCAGAAATAGCTCCTACATTACCATCACAGTAAGCTTCGCAATGGCCTCTTACAATAATCTCAGACGGAAGACCTGCCGCTTTTCCGTAATAAACAACTCCCATCGCCATCTGGCCGACCTGAGTGATTACAGCGCCGTCATAACCTACGACTCTGCCCTCCTGCCCTACCAAAGTGACTGAGGGAACTACGTTTCGCTGTTCAGTATACTGTGTCCACATGATTTACCTCCTTATTAGTCGCCCAATGCGGCAGCTGCTTCAGGGTTTCTCTGTGCCCAGATTGAAGCCGCCTGTGCATAGGAAACTTTCTCGTCTTTCATGATTTTTTCAATGCCAGAAACCATTCTCTCTTCGGTTTCCTTGATGACAGCATCATCAGATCCCTTCTTCGCCCCAAGCTCTTTGATGGTTTTCTGCATCTGCGCGAATCTTTCAGCAATGCTATCAATCTCATCCTTGGAGAGCTTACCGTAAAAGCTCATACAGAAATCAGCTATCTTCTGATCATTGACCTTTGAGAAAATGTCCAAGGACATTTTATCTTTCTCAAGAGATTCAATCCGCTTATCCCTTTCAAGAAATTCCTTCCGAATGTCCTCAGAAAGTCCCTGATACTTCTTGTCTTCCTTGACAGTATAAGAATCCTTCTCAAGAACATCATGAGTCTCGCTATTATACACCTTTTCCTTACCATCTTTTGCAATAACAAGATTTTTTGCGGTGTTAATAACTTTCTCGTCCTTGCCAAGAAGTTCCTTGATAAGATCATCTTTCTTGATGTGCTGTGTGATAATCTCAAGAACATCCTTTGTGTCGAGCTTAGGTTCAGTTTCCTTCAGTTCCTCTTTGATAACTTCAGGAATATCTGAGTCCTTTACCAACATAGCCAAAAGCTGCAACAGCTTATCCATTTCTAATCCTCCTTTGTCCTTTTGTAAGATAAACTTCTTTTTGTTCTTTGGCCCAGCGGCTAAGCTAACCTCATCAACTCTCATTTTCTTAATTAACTTACCCATGAAACGCCTCCGTTTGTGTATGATTATAATGAAGGACTGAGAGGAAGGTTGTCAAATCAGGTATTTTTGGGGAAATAAAAAAGCCCCAGCACTTACTGGGGCAAAACCTTGAGGAGCCCAGAAAAGATGATTAAGTGTTTATGGAGTCTAGGATATACCCACCCAGGGAAAATCCTTTTATGATACCTTTATCTATTTGTTTTATCAGCTCTTTATCCTTAATAAACCATCGCTGACACCATGTTCCTTTTTTAATCTTTGTTCCCTCTATTTCTGCATCGAAGGGCATTATGTAGCTTTCAGCTAACCATGCTTCCTCAGCAACTATACGTATTGAATGTCGATAGGCAATGTTGTAAAAATCTTTATTGTACACATAGCAAGCATCTTTAACAGCTTCTTCAGTGTACTCATCACCATCAGCATCTTTTTCATTAGGTACAGCAACAATACCGAAAATTTCCCTTACTTCGTTATCTGTTGTCTTTTGAATCATTTGAAAAGGGATATCTTTCTTTACCTCCTCACCAAGGCTTAAAAGTTTCTGTGCTTTTGTCACAACTTCAGGATAGCCATATTTCACACCAGTGACTATAGCAGCTTTAAGAAGCTCCTTTGAAATATTACCCTTTTCGTCTTTAAAAGGAAATAGTCTTTTGTCATTCTCCACTAAAAGGAAACAATCCTTTGACATTTGCTTTCTTTTATGCTGTGTAGAATAGACATCATACGTCTTCTTTGGGATTGTTAGTTTTCTGCTTAGGTTTGGCATATCTGTCTCCTTCTGTTTTCTCAAAGTCTATATTTAAAAGCTCAAGCATAGCTTTCTCAAGGGTTTCTGTTGGTATAACAGCTCCAGCTTTAACAAGATCAGAGATGAATTTACCTATGTTAGAGAGTTCTCCATAGTTAGGTATTCTAAGCTTTATCTTAGGCTGGTTTTTAATACCGTTATATTTACATATCTTTGTGATGACTTGTCTGTTAAAAGTGTTTGCTATTGCTGATGCATAGCTTTCACAAGCACTAATAAAGTTGGTAGCGTGTAGCTGTGTGTTGGCGTTATTGGTAGTAGCGAAAGCACCAAGAGAGATGAAGTTTGCAAGAACGCCCATAGCCATTTCGGTGTTATAACGACCTATAATATGTGTTGTCGGAATCTCTGATCTGTTCTCACCACGAAGGATTTGAAAATCCCACCCATGAGGTTTGACGATACCTTGCTGTTGGTCTTTACGAATGTTAGATACTATATTAACAGCCCAATCAAGAGTTACGGCAACTTCCTCACTAAATGCTGGAGAATCTGGATCAGCCGCAGTAAAGTCAAATCCTTCAGGAGCAGTCATCATGGGAAGACCAGCAAGGTCACGATCAATTCCCATAGCTTCGGTGGCTTCAGTAGAAATCTTGTAGTAATAAGGTTTATAAAGGTGACGGAGAATACTTATCCCAAAAGGACTGCGATTCTCTGTAAAGAACATATGATGAACACATTTTGAATAGGGGATTTCTGCTACGCCAGCACCATGATACTGAACAACGTTACCATTAGCATCATTTATGTAATTTATGGTAGGCTGATAGCGAGGTTCAATGTCAATAAGACGAGCACCGAAACCATCAGGCTCCCATATTTCTTCTCCTAAATAATACCCGAAATAAAGGGCAGATGTAAACTCGTCTATGATTCTCGACAGGCCATGAGTAGTGTTTTCAAGCATTTCTTGAACAACTTTTGCCTCAGGACCCTCGAAATCATAAATGAGCCTTTTTAACGTTGCAGAAAGTAAAAGGACCAGACCACCTACGACAGGATCATTCTTCCTCATTTTATCGTATACTTTAAGACCCTCTGGTGGCATTAGCTCATGCATAGTCTCTAAAAGGGGTAGGCCAGTTTTAAGAGGATCTATTCCTAAATCTCCCATAACTCCAGGACGAGGCTTATTAACGGTTAACATAGGGCGTGTTGCTTTAGACACAGTTCCTTTTTGAAGAATATTATCCATTTCTTTATAAACAGTTGGCTGTTTCCATAACTTAAATATATTCATCTTTTTACTCCTAGCAAGTTGTAATTTGCAAATATCTAATGTACAAACCTTGTAAACTTACCATAAATTGTATCATGTCTTTGTGGTTTCATTAGACTTAAAAATAATGATCTTGAGCTTTTTGGTATATAACCATTCTGACATCTTATCGAAAAACTATCCACAATGCAAGATAACATTAAAGCATCAGCATGGTCCGGTGAGATACCAATACGACCAATCATACGTTTTTTAGGTTCTAATGCTATTTTTTCTTTTGAGAAGTCATATCGAATATTTACAAGCTCTTTCTTAAGCTCTTTAGGGGGAGGATAGGGGAAATGCAAGTCAGCAAAAGATTTCTTGAGCTTATCATAACCTTCACTACGCTTGCTGTCGTACATTTCCTCATGAAAGGCTTTCTCAGAACCTATGAAACCAATCACAGGAAACATATTCTTTTTAACAAGATTATCATAAACACCTGCACCAATACCAATGGCGTCAATAATTGCACAAAAATCTTTTCCTAGATACCTAGACTGATAAATACTTATAACCTTGTCCACAACCATGTTTGTATCATTTGTTTTAAAGTATTCCCATAGAACAATAGAGTT